CAAAAAGAACGTCAACGTGAATTAATGAAGCAAGCTCTTGAAGAGCAAAAGCAAGCACAGCTTGACGAAATCGAAAACAAAAAGAAAACAGAGCAAGAAGAACTAGACAAAAAAGTCGGTGACCTTGACAAACAAAAAGAAGACGTAACTAAACAATACGATGACTTATTAAACAACGATAAATATTGGGCAGACATGCGTAATCAATTTATCGAAGGTAGCTTTAAAAAGCTTGCAGATGAGTTAGCGAAAATGAAACAAAATATCGACTCTATGAATAAAGGAATCTTTGACGGTTTATATTCTGGTTTCAACGGATTATCTGACGAAACTAAGAAGCAAATCGCACAAGATAACGGCTTAGTTGTTGACAACATGGACTTTAACTCTAAGGAGTCAATGGGTAACGTACAAGAGTTAATTAATGCAAAAGGTTATCAAACATTTGAGAATGAGGTTCTTCGTCCAGACGACCCTGCAAGACCAATGAAGCCTGCACCAGAGCCACCACCGCCAACAAAACCACAACCACCTACACCACCTGCTCAAATGCCTTCTAAGGGTAATGTTACAGGTGTAGATGCTAGTAGCTATCTAAACATCCGTAATGCTCCAAACATGCAAGGTGGCGTTATCAGACGTATCTTAAACGGTGCAAACGTACAAATCTTAGGTGAAGATGGAGATTGGTGGAAAGTTAAGTTCTCGAACAATCGTGGAACATCTACAGGTTACGCAAACAAGAAATACATCAAAGCCTTCGACACTGGTGGTTACACTGGTGATTGGCAAGGTAATGAAGGTAAAATGGCTTTACTACATAAGAAAGAACAAGTATTAAACGCAGATGACACGAAGAATTTATTCGACACAGTTAAACTTATGGATAAAGTTAGAAACGTTATCCCTGCATTGAGCGGAGGTTCTATCAACAGTAAACTTGCTACGGCAGGAAGTATTGTAAACATTTCTTATGGAGACATCAATGTAACAGTTGAAGGTGGAGATAAGAAGAAGGCAGATGCTATTGCAGGCGAAATCATGAAAGGTATGAAGAAGAAGGGTCGTTAGGCTCTTCTCTTAGCCTTTCTTTTTAATTTAAAGGAGGAAAAGGGATGCCAACAATTAAGGATAAATTGTATTTTAATTTCAACGGTGTCTGGTCTGATACATTTCAATTAGTAAATGTTGTATTGGATAGCGGAATGTTCGATGAGGTTTTCGTTGCACCAAGAGAGATTAATGAAACAAAGGTTAGAGGTAATGATAAACCGATGCTACATAGTGTCGAAAATTCACCTCTGGAATTTGAAATGACAATCGCATTTGAAGGAAAATTCGATGATGCGAAAATTGATTCTATCATCAGATGGTTATGGGTAGATTACTATAAACCTCTATACTTCAAAGGCAAGGAGAATAGAGTATTCTATTGTATGCCAATTGATGATTCTAATATCGTACATACAGGATTCAACGAAGGCTATTTTACAATTAAGATGAGATGTGATTCTTCTAGAGTTTATTCACCAGATGTTATTACAACAAAACAAACTGTAGCATCAACACCTGTTACTATCAACGTTCCAAGTGATAGTCATTTTGATGTATACCCAGAAATTTCTATTAAGAAAACTGGTGCAGGAGTAGTTACTATTGAGAGCCTAGATGATAACGGTAATATATTTGAGGTAAGAGATTTGACAAATGCAGAAGATATTTATATCAACTGTGAAAAGGAAATAATCGAAACTGATATAATCGGTGTGTATAGATATGACAAAATCGTTGGGCATTTCCCAAGATTAGTATTTGGTCAGAATCGCTTCAAGGTCACAGGTGCTTGTGAAATCCAATTTAGATTTAAAAATAAATACAGATTTTAACAGTACAAAAGTGGACAGAAGCAAAAGTTTATGGTATAATATTATTATTAAGGCGTGGTATTATGATTGGAAATGTAGTATTTTTCAAGAAGACTGATTCTTTAATATCTAAGATGATTGCCAAAGTTACAAAAAGTGATTATACACATGTTGCTCTTATCGTTGGATATGATGAGTTGACAAGAGTCGCAACAATTATTGAGTCAGATAGATTCAGTAAGACTAGACTTTCAAGGATTCAATTAAACGAAGAACATGTTGTGTACACTACAGGCTATCAGCCAAAAGAAGTGACAGATAAAATTATAAGATATGCTCATCAACAAATAGGCATGAATTACGATTATCTGCAATTGGTTGGCATATTCTTATCTTTGGTATTTAAAAGAAAAAGAGATGCTTATTTTAATAGTGCCAATAAGATGATTTGTTCGGAATTAATCGACTTGGCTTATTATAAAGCAGGAGTAAAAAGAAATAATTATGACAGCATAGGAAACGTTACACCGCAAGAGTTATTTGAAGTGTACGATTTACAGCAAGTGTAAGAAAGGGGTATGGAGCTTGTTTATTGATATTGATTATAATAAACGGTTGCAGGAAGCTAAATTTCATTTAGCTAAACCTAACAAAACGATAATCTCTCACATCCATGAAAAGTTAGGTGGAGAGATGTCTATCAAGTTAGGCAACATCAACGAATTAAGCTTCTCTATTCCTCATTTCATTGAAGACGAAGAAAGCAATCCTCACGTAGAGTTGATTAAAGAGAAAATGTTAATCAGAGTTACAATGGGAGCATACAAAGAATGGTATGTAGTTGACGGTATTGAAGAAGACGGTGATGATTCCGATATCTTCAACGTTACTGCTTTTTCTTTAGGTTATGAGTTAAAAGGGAAAAGGGTAAGTGAATATACAGAAGATTCTATTAACGCTACGAATTTACTAACGAATCTTTTGAGTTCCACTATTTGGAAAATTGGTACGATTGACCCAATGTTTGATGCGATGTTTCGCTCATTCGATTCTGGGTCGGATTCAAACGTACTAGATTGTATCACACAGGCAGGAGAGACTTATGGTGCTCTGATTGTTTGGGATACAGAAAACAGAAAAGTATCATTCAAGGATATGTCCAAGAATGGTCAATTTAGAGGTATGACCGTAAACTATGGTCGATTCTTACGTTCAATCAAAAGAACTAGAACGACAGATGAAATGGTTACGAGATTATATATTTCTGGTAATGAAGGTTTAGGTATTCACTCTGTCAATCCGACAGGTCAAGCGTATATCGAAGACTTCTCATTCTTTATGTATCCGTTTGAGCGTGATGCAAACAAGAATGTTATTAAGAGTTCGTTCTTTATGTCTGACGGATTGTGTCATGCAATCTTAAATCAACAGGCATTAGTAGCATTGAAAGCACCTGCTATCAAGAGTTACATGGCTGATAAGACAGCTAAAGAAACTGAATTATTAACAGAAGAAACAAAACTCACTCAACTAGAGGGAGAGTTAAAGACGATTGAGGGTCTGTTAGATACTGCAAAGGCTACAGAGAATCAAACGTTAATAGCTCAACGTCAAACAGAGTGGAATGATAAGAACGCTCAAATCACTGCACAGAGACAGAAGAACGATATCCTCACTAATGCTATTAAAAATATAGACATTCAGATTGATACGTTACAAGCTGAAATTGCTACAGGTAGTGGATTTACACCTCAACTATTAGATGAGTTAAATCTATTCATTATCGAAAGTAAGTGGGCAGATGATAAATACATAGATGCAAAAGAATTATATCAAGATGGTTGGAAGAAGTTTGAAGAAATTCGACAGCCAAAAGTCGTGCTAGATGTAACGATTGACAATCTATTAAACATTATTGAAGAACAATATTATTGGGATAAACTCGTTCTGGGAGATTTAATCAAGGTTAAATATCCTCAAATGAATATTGAGTATACAGCAAAGATTATTGAAATTAAATACGACTTAGAAAATTATGAAGCTAGTATCACAGTTGCCAACACAAAGGATTTACTAAGTGACACAGAAAAGCTAGTTCAATTACTATACAGTAACTCTAGTGCTTCATCTCTAGTAGAAGCTAATAAATACAAATGGGATAAAGTAAACAAAATTGAGGACACTGTAAGTAACATCGTAACAAGCGAATGGGATGCAACAAAGAATAAGATTATCGCAGGGGTTAACAACTCTATTGAAATCGGTAATCGTGGAATGATTGTTACAAGCCCAGACAATCCTAATGAAGTAGTTATCATCCAATCTGGTGTAATCGCTTTATCACAGGATAAAGGAAATACTTGGAAGACAGCAATCAAGCCAGACGGTATCGTTGCAGAACGCTTAATCGGTCAAATCATCGCAGGTGAGAACTTGATTCTGACAAATAGTTCTGGGTCATTCACATTCGATAAGAACGGTGTGAGAATTGATGCTAGTGCATTCGTTCTAGAATCAAACACTGGTGGCAATTTGATTGACAGATTCACAGATTCATCTAATTTCGTAGATGATTTTAAAGCTGATAATATGATTACAGCTTACGAGAAAAAAATGTTGAAGCTTGAATGGGATAAGATTCTTAACTCGTACAATGCAAATACATTTAAAATAAATAACTACTATGAAAACAATGGAAGCGATTTAGCATTCGTTACAGAATATCACACAAGATATACAGAATTGTATGATTATTTATTCACAGAATTGCATGGAGATAAGCCAATGTTAGACCCTAACAACATGGCATATACAACAAGAATTGATAGAGCTGTCTTTGATGCAAGATTTAAAAACTATGATAACGCAGAAACAGAAGTTGAAAAACAGCTATCATTAAGAGCCAAACAGATTGCACAAGATGCAAAAGATACAGCAGAAGGCGTTCGAGATGAGATTGATGAAGTTAAGAACGATGTTGTGTATAAGATTGAGTTCCATTCGACAAAAGGTTTCACTTTTAGAAATGGTGAGATTGACACTGATATTACAGCTAGAGTATGGCGTGGTCAGAAAGACGTAACTGACACAATTCCAAAAACAGGTTTTATTTGGAAGAAATATGATAAAGATGGAGTGCTTGATACAGTATGGACAAATGCTAATGTTGGTATTGGAAATAAAATCCATGTCACGAATCTGGAAGTATACCAGAGAGCAATTTTCAAACTTGATATCGACAATCAATTATAAAAACATTTATGAGGAAAAGGAATGGTAAGAAATGGCAATAGTAGCAAGTGGGCAAATGACCCTTGTGGACTTAAATGATAGCAAACAGCTAATCATGTTTATTGGTTCATCACAACAAAGACAGGTAATTTATAATCCGAATGGAAGCGGTGCAACTGCATATGTACCAAACTATTCAACAGCGAATAACGTATTAACACCACAGTTATTCATCTCTGGTACACCAACAGATATTGCAGGAAGTGCATCATCAACAAAGTGGTTTGTGCAAACAAATTCAACTGGTGCACTTACAGAGATTGCAAATGATGCAAACTATGCTATCGGTACAGGGGCAGTTAAAACTTTAACAATTAAAGGTAATGTTTTAGCATCTAACAACTCTATGACATATATCTGTGAGATGCAATACTTAGATACAGATACAGGATTTACAATCACAACAAAAGCAGAATATGAGATTATTAAAGTTACAAATGGTAGTAATGGTACAAATGGTGTAAACGCTATCATGGGTATTTTAAGCAACGATTCTCATAGTGTCCCAACTGATAGTGCAGGTAACGGTGGTAACTTCACAGGTGCAGTTTCAACTCTGACAATCTATGACGGTGCAAGCGTATCTACAGGTTGGACTATCGTACAAACGAGAAGCAATGTAACTGTAACAGAAGCTACATCAAGTGCTACTGCAACTGTTACTGCAATGACAGCAGGACAAGATACAGGTTATGTAGAATTTACAGCTAGTAAATCTGGATATGCAAACGTTGTAAAACGATTTACGTTAACTAAGAATAAATCTGGTGCGAGTGGAGCGAATGCTACAGCATACTGGTTACAGTCTTCACAATCTGTGATTTCAAAATCCGCAGGTGGGACTTATACTCCATCAACAGTAACATTCTCTGCAAAATCTCAAACTGGTTCTGCAAACGTAGCAAACTATACTGGAGTATTTACAATTGAAGAATCTACTAATGGTACAACATTCACTGCAAAATATACGACTGCAAACGTAGCAACAGGTGAATCATCAACTACATATACACCAGTTGCAAACTTAAAATCTATTCGAGTTAGATTATATCAACTTGGTGGAACAACTGTAATGCTAGACGAACAAGTTATCTCTGTAGTTACGGATGGTTCAAACGGTACTAACGGTCAAGATGCTGTTGTCGCTGTAGTTTGGACACCAGATGGAAATACAATCAAGAATGCAAATGGTACATTAACTGCTCATGCAGATGTATATCAAGGTAGCAACCCTGCTACTGCAACTGCTTGGAAATGGTACTACCAAGACCCTTCTGCTTCCCCTGTTGGTTCTAACGGTTCTGATACGGATGGTGGAGCAGGTTGGAGATTGATGAACGCTGTTGGCAACGCTAACGGTGTAACAGGTTACACAACTGATACAATTACAATCCCTGCTTCTGCAATTGTAAATGTGGAGTCATACAAATGTGTACTTACATTTGGAGGTAAGAAGTATTCAGATGTAACAACAGTAATTGACGTGTCAGACCCATTCATGGTAACAATCGTTGGTGCAAATGTATTTAAGAATGGTACTGGATACACTGACTTGACAGCAAAGATTTATCAAGCAGGAGTAGAAATAGACCCATTAAACAACCAAGGATACACATACACTTGGTATTTATATGATAACAACAATGTGAAAATCACAAACTGGAATACTACTGGAAGTAAAGTAGGTAAGACTGTCAGAGTTGACAGTGCAGACGTAACTATTCGTGGTAATGTTGTTTGTGAAGTATCTAAATAATTAGTATTATCATAACTCATTTTTTGACAAAAGTCAATAGTAATGATATAATTAAATTGTGAGAAATGAGAGCCTTATTATTAATAAGGCTCTTTCTTATGATTGGATAAAAGGAAAATAGGAGTGAAAGAAAGTGGCAAAATTAATCGGCACAGGTCAATTAACTTTGACAGATTTAAATGATGTGATTGTATCACCAACTAAGCCGTCCAATCCAATAGAAGGTGCGATGTGGTGGAATACAACAGAATCTCAACTTTATGTCTATCAAAATAATGATTGGCAAAAATCTAGTAATATTCTTGCAGGAGGTAAGAACTTACTTAGACAGTCTCATACAGACTATAATAGCACGAACTATTTAATCAATCAATATACGTTGACAGAAGATTTCGTAGCAGGTCAACAATATACATTCATGGTTAAAGGCACTGTTCCAACTGGACAGAAGTTTGGATTATGGATGAACGGTAGTGCTACACAAGTTGGAAGTATTGATATTACACAGAAATCTCAAACATTCTATGATGGCGTATACTACGTTACATTTAAAGCTATTGCCACAACAGCAGGCAATGAAAGAAAATTAAGTTTATACAATGTTCCTAGCAATACAACTTTAGGTACAGTTGATTGGGTTGCATTATACAGAGGTAATCTGCCTATGGATTGGTCTAAAGCACCAGAAGAGGTAGATGAGGTCATTACTGATATCACTGAAACTCTAGGCAATATGGCTAATGATGGTGTTTTAGATTACAATGAACGACAAGTAATCAAAGATAAGATTACTGATATTATTGGCTATGTAATTGCAGATACCGTTGCATTACCAACTTACGATGTGTTAGATGCTAGTAATAAAGGTTCATTCTTTACGGTGAGAAAACAAGCACAACAAATTGGTATCTCTACACAACATGCAAAATATACAGCAGTAAGAACACAGTATGATAATTTAAAAACATATCTTGAAGGATTAAAAGATGCAAGCAATGCAGTTTTAAGACCTTGGGATGTTTCAACGGCAAACCAAGCTAAGATTATCACTGTAGTTAAAAACACATTCAGA